AAAAATTGAGTGGACGCCAGAGCTTGTACAAGAGTATGTCAAATGCTCCCAAGATCCTGTTTATTTTACCGAAACCTATATGCGTATTATCAACATTGATAAAGGGTTGGTAAATTTTAAACTTTACGATTATCAAAAAGAAATGCTGCGACATATGCAGCAGGATCGATTTAATATCATAGCCACTGCTCGTCAGGCAGGTAAATCGACTGTAACCTGCGCTTTTATTCTTTGGTTCATCATTTTCCATGCAGATAAAACTGTAGCTCTTTTGGCTAATAAAGGCGAAACTGCACGTGAAATTCTCGGGCGTATTCAGCTCGCATATCAGCATCTACCTAAATGGCTTCAACAAGGTGTTAAAGAATGGAATAAGGGTTCTATGGAACTCGAAAACAATAGTCGTGTTATAGCTTCTGCCACGTCATCCGATGCTATCCGTGGTTATTCTATCAACCTTCTGTTTATCGACGAAGCAGCATTTATTGAAAACTGGGATACTTTTTTCACTTCAGTTTATCCTACAATTTCTTCTGGCGCGGAATCTAAAATTATTTTAGTTTCTACACCGAACGGTTTGAATCATTTTTATGCCATATGGAAAAACGCCACCGAAAAAAGGAATGGCTACCATCCAATTAAAGTTATGTGGCATGATGTTCCTGGGCGAGACGAAAAGTGGAAAGAAGACACTCTTGGATCAATGAATTTCGATACCGAAAAATTCGAGCAGGAATATTGTGTAGAATTTCTTGGCAGTTCAGGAACTCTTATTGCTGGTTGGAAATTAAAAGAGCTAGCTCCTTGTACTCCACTTGTTCATAAAGAAGGTTTATCGCAATATATTGTTCCTTCCAGGGAGAGGCTTTATATATGCGTTGTGGACGTTTCCAGAGGAAAAGGTCTTGATTATTCAGCATTCCATGTTATTGATGTAACTCAAATGCCCTATCAACAAGTTTGTGTTTTTAGAAATAATATGATGACACCAATCGATTTTGCGGAGGTTGTTCATAGAGTTGCAAAGTCATATAATAACGCTGCCGTACTTGTTGAAATTAACGATCTCGGAGAGCAAGTAGGATATGCACTTCATTACGATTTCGAATATGAAAATGTGTTATTGACCGAAAACGGCGGTCGTGCAGGTAAAAGAATTTCTACTGGTTTCGGAGCTGCTGGTGCTAAACCAGATTTCGGTATCCGTACAACCAAACCAGTTAAAGCTACTGGCTGTGCTATCCTTAAATTGTTAATAGAACAAAACCAATTCGTAGTTAATGATTTTCATACCATAGAAGAACTGGCTACTTTCTCTAGGAAAAGTAATTCCTATGAAGCCGAGGAAGGCAAACATGACGACTTAGTTATGGGATTAGTTTTGTTTTCATGGCTTTCGGACCAACAATATTTTAAAGAATATACAGACATAAATACACTAAGTAAACTCCGTGAAAAAACGGAGGAAGAAATTATGACAGAATTGTCTCCATTTGGTTTTGTTGAAGATGGTCGTGGCGACCCTTATGAAGAATACGATTTGCCTCGAAGTGATATTTGGATGTTTGGAGTAGAAAACGAAAACTTATAAATAATTTCTAGAATTGTATTATATTTTTCTCATGGAAGGAGAGCCCAAATGTCATTCCAAATCAGTCCTGGTGTAAACGTAACAGAAATCGACCTAACAACAATTGTACCCACAGTTTCTACAACTGATGGCGCTATTGCTGGTCTTTTTAACTGGGGTCCAATTAATGAGCGTGTGCTTATTGATAACGAACAAACCCTAGTAACACGTTTTGGTAAGCCAACAAATTTAAACGCAGAAACATGGTTCACAGCTTCAAGTTTCCTATCTTATGGTAATAAACTTTATGTTGCTCGTGTAGCTCCAGTCGATACTTTTTCGGCTCTTGCTGCTGATGGTACTGCTTCGGCAAATAGTTTGAATACTGTTAAAAACAGATCTGATTATGAATCAAAAGATGGTGAATTTGACACTGATATTAAATATATCGCAAAATACGCTGGTTCTTTCGGTAATTCTCTTCGTATATCGGTTTGTGATAGCGCAGAAGCTTTTAATCAATCATTAAATTTAATTCCAAATGCTAATGTAAGTGGTACAATTTCTATGACAGTAGGAAGTAACACTGCACAAATTGTTATTTCTAACACTGGAACAGGAACTTTGATCGAAGCTAATACTGCTGCTGTTAATATTTTAGGTTCTTTATCTGTAAGTGATCTTATTAAGGTTGGTAATGCAGATGTAGGCATACAGTATTTGAAAGTTACTTCAATTCCTGGTTCAGTTTCTGCTAACTCTTCAGCAAGATCTTTTACTATCAATTTACAAGATCCATTGGCTCTTCATACTAATATTCAGCAAAATTCTGTTGACCGTTACTGGGAATTTTTTAATGTTGTTGATACAGCCCCAGGAACTTCTGCTTATGTAGCTAATTTCGGTAACACAGCTGCTGTTGACGAAGTTCACGTAGTCGTAGTTGATGAAGGTGGTAAATTTTCTGGTTCTCCAGGATCAATTCTTGAAACCTTCCGTTCGATGTCTCGTGCAACGGACTCCAAAACTCTTGATGGTGCCACAAACTTCTATAAGAATATCATCAATGATCAGTCCAGATATATTTGGTTAGCTAACGATCGTTCAACTGCAGCTTCTAATACTGCTATGGACATTGAATCAAGTTCAGACCCTGCTATTATGAATTTAATGTTCGAAGATGGTGCTGAAACTTCAATTGAATCTAATGTTTCTATCTCTACTGTAGCAGCTGGTTATGACTTATTCGGTTCAGCCGAAGATGTTGATATTTCGCTGATCTTGACAGGTAAGTCCTTCGGTGGTGTTCATGGCGAACAGTTAGGAAACTATATCGTTGATAATATCGCAGAAGTAAGAAAAGATTGCGTTGTATTCATTTCGCCTTCAAAAGACACCGTTGTAAATAATGTTGGTTACGAAGCTAGTAATATTATAACTTTCAGAAATAGCTCTCGCGATACTTCATATGCTGTGCTGGATTCTGGCTATAAGAAAATGTATGATCGTTATAACGACATCTATCGTTGGATTCCAATGAATGGTGATATTGCTGGTCTTTGTGTACGCACAGATACAACAAATGATCCATGGTGGTCGCCAGCTGGATTTAATCGTGGTCAGATTAAAAACATTATTCAACTTGCTTATAACCCACGCAAGGCAGAACGTGATTTGCTTTACAAGTCTGGCGTTAACCCAGTAGTAACATTCCCTGGACAGGGCACTGTTCTATTCGGCGATAAAACAATGCAATCTAAACCATCTGCATTCGACCGCATCAATGTTCGTCGCTTGTTTATTGTACTTGAAAAGTCAATTTCAACTGCTTCGAAGTTTACTCTATTCGAGTTCAATGATGCGTTTACTCGTTCGCAGTTCCGTAGTTTGATCACACCTTATCTTCGCGATATTAAGGGTCGTCGTGGTATTACTGACTTCTTGGTTGTTTGCGACGAATCAAATAATACTGGCGAAGTAATCGATCGTAACGAATTTGTTGGCGATATTTACATTAAGCCAGCTCATTCTATCAACTTTATCCAGCTTAACTTCGTTGCTGTTCGCACTGGTGTTCAGTTCGCTGAAGTTGTTGGCAAGTTTTAATAAATAGAATGAGAACTAGAGGAGTACTCAAAAATGGCATTTAATGTTAACGAATTTATCTCACGTGGACTTGAATATGGTGGCGCTCGTCCGTCCTTATTCGAAGTTCAAATGGGACAGCCTCCAGGAATCCAGTTTGACGCCGATAGTGTTCAGAAGCTATCGTTTATGTGCCAAGCTGCTCAACTTCCTGCTGCTTCAATGACTTCAATCGAAATTCCTTATTTCGGTCGTAAGATTAAGGTAGCTGGTGAACGTAGTTTCGACAATTGGACATTGACAATCATGAACGATGAAGATTTCAAAGTTCGTTCATTGTTCGAAAAATGGTCGAATGCTCTCAACTCTCTTGAAACCAACATTCGTGGTGGTGGCTTGGGCGCTGAGAATTACAAAGCAGATCTTGATGTCATTCAATACGCTAAGGACGGAGAAATTATTCGTGCTTATACAGTTATTGGTGCTTTCCCAACAGACGTTTCATCAATCGATGTAAACTGGTCTTCGACAGGAACTGTACAGACATTTAGCGCAACTCTTGCTTATGATTATTGGATTCCGCAGGTTGAAACTTCTTCTAAAGGCAATTCGAATCAGTACGCTGGTTTGATTTAATAGTTGATTTTTTTAGTGATGCGCCTCTAAACTTTATGAGAGAGGCTAAACGCCTCTCTCTTTTTAGGAGATAATGATGGAATTATTTGGTTTTGAGTTCAAAAGAAAAACAGAAGAAGAGATACAGCCATCGTTTACGCCGAAAGATTCGGACGACGGTGCAGTAGTCGTTTCTGCTGGTGCTTCTTTTGGAACATATGTTGATCTTGATGGTACAGTAAGAACAGAAGCAGAATTAGTAACTAAGTATCGTGAAATGGCATTACAGCCAGAATGCGATTCAGCTGTTGATGAAATTATCAATGAATCTATTTCGTTTGATGAAAAAGAATTAGTTAAAATTGATTTAGATCAATTAGAAAATATTCCTGAAAATTTAAAGAAAAAGATTCGCGAAGAATTCGAAAACTGCCTTAATATTTTAGATTTTAATCGTCATGCCTATGAAATTTATCGTCGTTGGTATGTTGATGGTCGTTTGTATTACCATGTCGTTTTGGATCCAGAAGATCCGAAAGCTGGTATTAAAGAAATTAGATATATCGATCCTCGCAAAATTCGTAAGGTTCGTGAAGTGGTAAAGAAAAGAGTTCGTGGTGGACAATCTACAGAATCAGTAGTTCAAAAAGTTCAAAACGAATATTACATTTACAATGATAAAGGTTTTAATTATGGCAACAAAACAGTAGGACCAACAACTACTGGTCTTAAAATTGCCAAAGATTCTATTCTTCATGTGACTTCTGGTTTGACAGATACAAATGGAACCATGGGTCTTGGATATCTTCATAAAGGTATCAAAGCTATGAACCAGTTACGTACACTCGAAGATTCTCTTGTAATTTATCGTTTGGCGCGTGCACCAGAACGTCGTATTTGGTATATTGATGTTGGTAACTTGCCTAAAATGAAAGCTGAACAGTATGTTCGCGAAATTATGGTTAAGCATAAGAACAGATTGATCTATGATGCTGAATCAGGAAATATTCGCGACGACCGCAAATTTATGACGATGCTTGAAGATTATTGGCTTCCTCGTCGTGAAGGTGGTAAGGGTACGGAGGTTACTACCCTTCCTGGCGGTGCAACTCTTGGTCAGATGGATGACATTCTGTATTTTCAGAAAAAATTCTATCAAACTCTCAATGTACCAGTAAACAGATTAAATTCTGATGCTTTGTTTTCACTTGGTCGTGCAACTGAAGTTACTCGTGATGAATTGAAATTTTCTAAGTTTATTTCTAGACTTCGTAATAAATTTTCAATGATATTTAATAAGCTTCTTGAGAAACAATTAGTACTCAAACAAATTATGACTATTGAAGATTGGAATAATATCTCACCAGATGTTAAGTTTGACTTTACTAAAGATGGTTATTTTCAAGAGCTTAAAAATGCTGAAATTATGGATAACCGTATCAACCTTGCGCGTAATTTACAAGATATGATTGGTAAATATTATTCACAGGAATGGCTTCGTAGAAATATTCTTCAGCAATCTGATGATGATATGGAAGAGCAGGATAAACAAATTGAAGAAGAAACAAATTCTGGCGATCCACGTTGGATGAGTCCTGAAGATAAAATGATGCAACAGCAGATGGATATGCAGGGCGACGGAATGAATGGTATGCCTGGAGAAAAAGAAAATATTGATGATGGTGTTGCTGAAACTCCAGCTTCAGATGAAAAAACTAAAAAATTACAACAGGCACAATCAACATACAATTTACTTTCGCAGAAAAAAAATAGAACATTAACTGATGAAGCTAAATTTAAATCTGCGACTCAAATATTAGCTAGAAATAAATAATTGGAGATAACAAATGGATAATGAATATAACATCACAGATTTGATTAGTTTGTCTTTCGATCAGAAGCCAGTTGATTTTCAGAATGCATTTAATTCTGTTATGAGCAATAAAATTTCATCTGCTATAGACGACAAAAAGTTAGAAGTCGCACAAACTATGTTTAATAACTATAGTGACGAGTTTGAAGACGACCAAAAAGATCAAGAACAAGATGCATCAGAGGAAGAGAATAATGGCGAAATTTCTTAAAGATATTGTAAAGCCAAAATCTACAAAGGTTACAAATGACCTTGGTGGTTATGCGCCAAAATCTGGCGACGAACAGGATTTTGTAAAAAAACACGAGATTGAAAAGCATGACGATCGCAACGGTAACGGCGACGATGTTTTCAAAGGTAAAACGAAATATGTTTTGGATAAACCAGAAGAAAAACGTCATGGTTATAAAAAGCCAGAAGATGCAAAGGTAAACGAATCAAAAAAAGCTGAGGACGTTTCGTGTAATCATACATCAGCTGGCACAAAATGTCCTGTACACGAAATGGCTGATTGTACTGGTTCAAAAACTATCAAAGAAGAAGTAGAACAGATCTACGAAGTTTGGTATGTTCAACATAAAGACGGTAGCCGCACTCATCATGAGTCTGGCACTGCAGCTATGAAAGCTTCTAGAAAATCTCCTGGATCAAAAGTTGGTGCAACTCATGGTTACGGTGGTATGAAAGCTGCCGATGCTTTGAAGCCAAAAACTACAAAAGAAGAAGTAGCATATGTTGATGAAATGCATTCAGCTTTAACTCCTCATGATCATGCTGACGCTCAAAAAATGACTCCTGCAGAAATTAAAGCAAAGCATAAGAAGTATCTTGATACTGCAGATCATCATAGCAAAAGAATGAAAAATATGAGTCTTACTTCTAATCAGAGAATGGCTTCCAGCACTGTTGCTACAGCTGCTAAGATGGCTGCAATTGAATGGAAAAAGAAGTACATGAAAGAAGAAGTTGAACAGGTTGATGAAGTAATCACAAAGAAAACATCAGCTGGCGAAGTTATTTCTGATTTCGTTCATTCAAAGAATCCAAAATTTGCTGGCAAGTCAAAAGAAAAGCGTAAAGAAATGGCACTCGCTGCTTATTATGCTAAACAGCGCGAACAGAAAGAAGAAGTAGAACAGATCGACGAAGCATTTGATAAAAATAGCAAAGCGCATCAAGCTGCTAAAAAAACAGTTAAAGGTATGAAAGGGTTAGCTCGAGCTGAGTTTCATCCAAACGGTTCCGCTTCTGTACACACAAAAGGTAATGAAAATGTTTCTTCGACAAGAGTTGTAGATCATCATCATGATATTCATGGTCTTGGTTATAACCGTCCTGAATCAGCATATAAAAAATCTTCTTTTAAAAAAGATGGTTTGACTCATAGAACTCAATCTGTCCATGGCGGTCACACTATTCACATCCATGAAGAAGTTAAAAAACACGTCAAGGCGATGAATGAAGAACTAGCTATCCCTCTTCTTGGTGGCGATCATCCTCCACGTGGCGATTCCGAAGAAGCTATCGAAATGGTAAAGTCAGAACTTAAAGCTCTTGCCAATAAAGCAATGCATTTAGTAATGCAAATGCCACAAGGAATGCATGTTGAACCATGGTGTCAGGCTAAAATTGCTCAGGCAAAATCGTATGTTTCTGATGTTCATGATTATATGATTTATGGCGATCATGAAGATGAAAAAGATGAACAGATGGACACACCATTAACATTTCCAAATATGTCAGTAGATGTTAACACAGGACAAAACGTATGAGCGACAATTTTGCAACATTCTATACCGAATTAAATTCACCAGCTCAAGATGCATTTGATATTTCACCGAGTGATTCTGCAAACTTAGATACTTTTTCTCGATCGCTTTACGTCGGTGGTGGTGGCAATGTTGCCATTACAACCGTTAAAGGCACTAACGTAACTTTTGCTAATGTTGCTGGCGGTTCAATTCTCCCAGTAAGAGCACAGAAAGTTCTTGATACTGGCACAACTGCTACATTGATTATTGGACTATACTAATGTTTATTGGACTGGGAATGACAATCAATAATGCGACATTAAATGCGCAAAAAACGCAGACCCAGACCCAACCTATAGTATCTGATGGTTTGAGATTATATCTTGATGCTAGTGATCTATCGGGAACACCAACTACTTGGACCGATAGGATAGGTTCTATGGTGTTTACTCTTGAGAATAGCCCTGCTTACAATAGTGATTATGGTGGCTATTTACAATTCACGCAAGGAAATAATAATTATGCTCGGTCAGATCATAATTTACCAACGTTGGATAATTGGTCTATAGAAGTGTGGCATTACTATGATGGAAATAATACTATTGGTCTGCCTTGTTTGTTTACTGAATTTTATGGTGGTGGAGATATCAACCTAGCTCTTGGAGCAGTTACCGCACCACCCGACCATCTGCAGATGGGGTTTTACTCTACCAGCAATGGTGGTTGGCAAGCCACAGCTAATGATTATGCGTTGACACCTGGAGCTTGGTATCATATCGTTGGAACATACGACGGTACTAATCTTAAGCTGTATGTGAATGGTACACTAGTTAGGACTGCAGCTGGTAGCGGTAGTCATACTGCTGGTAGCGGCGGATACGTATTGATGAACCGTTGGGACGGTGACAACTACTGGAGCGGCAAACTATCTGTTGTTCGTGTTTACGATAAAGGTCTAACTCAATCAGATGTAACCAATAACTATTCAGCAGAAAATACAAGATTTGGTTTATAAACTTAAATAATAATTTACTAAGGAACTAACATGAAACTCATTAGAGAAGAAGTAGAGCAGGTTCAGTTTATCTCAGAAGCTACAGAAAGCGGTGAGAAGCAGCATTTTATTGAGGGTGTTTTCTTACAGGCAAACAAGAAAAATCGTAACGGTCGTATCTATCCATTAAACATTATGGAAAATGAAGTTAATCGTTATATGACTGAAATTGTCAATAAAAATAGAGCTTATGGCGAGCTCGGTCACCCACAGGGTCCATCAATTAACCTTGATCGTGTATCTCATATAATTACTTCACTTCGTCGCGACGGTGATAATTTTGTTGGTAAAGCTAAACTTACTGAAACTCCAATGGGTAACATTGCTAAAGGTTTGTTAAAGTCTGGCGCTAATCTTGGTGTATCTTCTCGTGGTATGGGTACACTTACTCCAGGTAAAGATGGTGCAATGGTTGTAGGTAATGATTTTCATCTAGCAACTGCGGCTGATATTGTTGCTGATCCTTCTGCCCCAGATGCTTTTGTAAAAGGTATCATGGAAGGTGTTGAGTGGATTTATGATCCTGTAAAAGATTCATGGCATGAAGAGAAACTAGATAATATGAAGAAAGCTATGCATAAAATGACGGTCAATCAGATCGAAGAAAAAAAACTAACTATTTTTGAGAATTATGTTTCATCTTTAATGTTCAAGAAATAAAAAATTATAAATAATTTAAATTATAGAGGGAGACCTTAAAATGAGTATTGAAAAAGATCAAATCGAAGTAGAAAAGGTAGAAGAAGAAATGGAAGACGCGATTAATGAAGGTTCTCTTGCAATGGATTCTTTGAAGCCAAATTCAAGGTCAGCTGGTTCTGATCCTAAGTCTCGTATCGAGATGATGGTTTCAGTTCTCAAAGGTATCGATGCTATGCCAAAAAGAGACTTTGTAAAGTGGTTCGATGGTCAGCAAGCTCTATTCGGTCCAAATAAAGATTACGGAGTTGGTGATAAGTCAGGCGCTAATCAGTCTTCAGTAGATATGACTAGCGGTTCTGGTCCCAAGACACGTAACCCAATGCCAAAGCTTTCTGTTAAAGAAGACGTTGAAGAGATGTTCGCTGGTTCAGATCTTTCTGAAGAGTTTAAAGACAAAGCTTCTACACTTTTTGAAGCAGCTGTTTCTGCTCGCATCATTGCTGAAACTGTTCGTCTCGAAGATGAATTCGAAACAAAGCTCGAAGAGTCAATTGAAGAAATTAACGAAGAATTAACATCCAAAATCGATTCATATCTCGATTATGTCGTTGAAGATTGGATGAAAC